CATCCTGAACCTTTACGAGAGCGACGGAACCACCTTGCGTCCTGAAGCCGACTGGCCGGGGTACTACTCACTGCCTGATGGCACTCGTATCCCAGCGGTTTACGTCGTCGGGGTCTACATGGTGCCTTCTGACTGGGTAGTCACCGGTATCGAGTGCACGATTTCGGACATGCCTGAGATCACTTCACCTGGCTCTGTCGGAGCCGTTGTGTCCTTCGAGCGCTGGCCGATTCGTTTTACCAACTACGGCACGCAAAAGGGAACACGTATGGTAACTACATTGCTGGACATCAGCAGACGTTTGGCTCGCGTTTTCCCCCGGGACCGTGCTACCCCCACGCCCCGGACTGAGGCCACCTATGAGGCCTTGACGGTATCCATTCTTGGACCCGTTCTCAATCCCCCGATCCCCTAAGGAGTACAAACCATGGCTGATTACGCCATCGGGCTGTCTTTCCACAAGGCTCACCGGACCCTTGTCCGCGCCGTGGACTTGACCCCACCCTGCCGTTATTTCGCTACGCGCGACACCGCCGGCCTGATTACCCTGCCCTCCCTTGACGCCGGCTCCAGATACGTCGAAATGCAAGGTGTGAGCAACACCTCCTTCGCCATCAACGACAACAACCAGGAGTTCCGTCTTCTGGGCGACGATGGCTGGGGTGATTCGCTGATCACCAGTTCTACGGTGCAGGCATCTGTGACTGCCTACTTCCTGAAGAACACAGAAACCCCTGCCGGGCAGAACTGCCCCCAGTTCCGTGGTGCTTACGAAGAAGGTTTCAGCCTCATCGAAAAAGCTCGCTACAACAAGGATTACGAGATCTACGTTGAGTTTCTGAAGGAGCTCGGGCAGACTTACGGTCAATCCGGCAACTACATGTATGACTTCACCGGCTTCAACGCCGTGGTGATGAACTACAACGAAAACCTTACAGCTGAAGGTCTCACTGAGGTGTCCTTCGACCTCATGTCTCGAGGGAGTCCAGTGTTCGGCCTCTATGACGCTGGCTCCACGCAGCTCGCCTTTGGTGGGGTGCAGTCCAGCTTGCTGTTCACCGCAGCCAACTCCGGTGATCGCCGCTACGCCGTGGTTCCCGCAGCCAATGCGGACTCGATTGATGTGACCGATAACCTCACTGTCACTTACACCAGCGACGGTGCGGCCGCCCTCGCGCAGCTCAACCTGGGCCAAACCGATGGAGGTGGCTTCCGCCTCGAGGTCGCAGACACCGGTGTCCTTGCACCTGCCACTGTCACCTTGGGCGGTGTGGGGAGCAACGTGATCACTATCAACCCCACTGCCGACCTGGCTGCTGACACCATCTACCGCCTCCGTGTGGCAGACGGTGCCATCAAGCAGGCCCTCGACGGCAGCGGTAACCCTTCTGCATCTGGTGTGCTTTTCTCACTTGAAGGCTTCACAAGCCTCTTCAAAACCGCTTAGCAGTCAGACTGAGGAGGAGCCAATCCTTTAGCCCTGCTTTTGCGGGGCTTTTTTTTTAGACAATCCGATGCAACACGACCTTCTGATGGACGCTGCCCACATGGTGTATGCAGTGAATTGCCAAGAACAAGACGACGCATTGCACTGCGGCGCCCTGTTCCTGGAACCCCTGATCCCCTTCAAGTCTATACGCCTAGCGTATGAAACTGCTAGCGTTATGGTTGAATTGCCTACCGAGCTCGTTAATCAACCCGAGCCTTTTAGGTCGTGGTCCATTGATCTTCCTTTAGCCCATGTCTAAGTACGCGTCTCTGCTCTTTTCTCCTGAGAAATACCACGAAATTGGTCCTTTCCGATTTCCGGTGTACCGCGACCTCGTCCCGGGTGAAGCTAAGGGTATTGAAGAGATAGGTCGTAAACAATCCAAATCGACATTCCGTTCGCTTAAACTCGCTAAGCGTATTGCACATGATAAAAAAATCACAACAAAAGAAGCAATTGATCTTCTTGGTAGTTCCGATGAAGAGAATCAGGAGCTCCTGTACGATTATGCCAGCGAACTTGAAGAGTTACAGCGTGATTCGGTAGGTGCAGTAGAGCAGCAAATCTCTTTTGTTACGCTTTTCATGCAATATCGCGGTGAAGCAAAACTACCCGGAAGTTCAGGCACTCGTACGAAAGATTGGCAAAAGCTCTCCGATTGGACTGAGGCCGACACCGAGGCCATTCCTAGACGCTTAATGGAGAAGGTCTTCGAGATGGTTACCTGGGAGCGCGATGGTTGGCCAAGTGAAACCTTGTCGGAGGGAAACGCCCCGAAGCTCGAAGAGCCGAGCTGAGCCCCGAGCAAATACTGAAGAATGCCGAGGACACGCTCCGGGCTCCACTGGTGGACTGGGACACGGTCTATTTCCGAGTTAGGTCCTCTGTCATCGGAGGTGATTTCACCCCCGAGCGCTTTCTTCGCACTCCAATCAGCACAATTCGCTGGTTGCTGCGGCAGATCGACGACCATGACTGTGCACATGCCAATACACATAGCGTGACCGCAGCGCGCCTCACCGGTGTGCTTATACAGGTTGCTCATGGGTTTTCCGGGTCCAAACGACCTGCACCCAAGACCCAGCCCCGTGAGTTTCTCCCCTTCCCTGATTGGAAGCCTGAGGCTGCTACTGCCGACGGCCCCGACGCGCCCACCAAGTTTGTTCTTTCCGAGCTCGTCCGTAAACGCCAGATTCCTTTGCATGTCTACGCCGCCTTAGCAGCTAGCGCTTCCGATTCTGCGTAACATACGAGTAGCGCATAGTTTCTCGTGTCTGATTTTCGGCTCAACGTAATAGCTGATACTAAGGCCGCTGAACGTGGGCTAAAGCAAGTAGCGCAGGTAGCAGATAAAGCCACAAGAGAACGCAAACTTAATATCGACTTACGCGCGCTTAATAAAGGGCTAAGCAATATCAGCGGTGATATAAAATCAGCAACAAACAATATTAAAACATTTTACAGAGTAAGTAAAAATATCCCGGGTATAGGTGACAAAGTTGACCAATTTGAAAAGCTAGCTAAAAGCTCCGCAGAAGCAGCCAAAACAGGTGCCGCCTTAAAGGAAACCACAAAAGCAGGCGGCATTCTTGCCACTAGCTTTCAGCTAGCTGCATCTAAAGGTAACCAGCTAATTACAGTATTAGCTAAATTAGGTCTTGCTACATTCGCAATAAAAGAAGCTGTAAACGTACTACAGTCAGCATGGAACGGCTTTTTTAATAACACAATAGGTCGTGAGATAAAGCTGCGCGAGACTATTCTTAAAACACAGACAACACTTGCATCTACTAATAAAGTATTTGCTGATGGTAAAGAGATTACAGATCCCTACCAAAAGATCCTAACGCTCACAGGCGCGGTAAAAAAGAATATTGATTCCATCCGAGAACGGTCTATCGCCTTAGCTGGCGTGACCTCAAACGAGGTTATTGAAGTCTTTGGTATTGTTGCTGCGCAAGTCGGTGTAATTGGAGGCGGCCTAAAAGAAGCTGAAGATCTGGCGATTAACTTTGCTGCGGCACTTGGTACTTTTGGTATCCCTCTTTATCAGGCTCGTCAAGAAATTGGTTCTATTCTTCGTGCTGATATAACCGAGGATTCGTACTTAGCTAAATCGCTAGGTATTAGCGATGAAGATATAGAAAAAGCAAAAACAGCTTCCGGTGGTGTAGTCAAGTTCCTCGAAGAGCGTCTTTCTGCTGCCGTAGCAGGCCAAAGGATCGCTGCTGAGGGATTTTCGGGTGTTGTCTCTAACATCGCTGACCTCGGTGAGCTGATCGGGCAAAACTTCGGGCGCGGGCTACTCGATCCCCTGCTTGCTGGCCTGTCCTCTGTCTTTGAATCGCTATTCCGCATTCGCAAGCAGCTTTTTGATATTGCTTCTGCGGCTGGGAAGGCTGTTGGGACTTCTGGTCGCCTCATTGTCGGGCTCACTGCCGGCCGCACAGGTATAGGCTCCGGTGATCCAAGCAAAGCGGCAGCGTCCGCCGCCAAGGTGGCGGAGCTTGGGTTTACGAAGCTTGAAGAAGTGGCTCAACGCACCGTCGGTGCACTGGCTCAAGCAATTGAGGCTTTAAAACCCACCGCGCTAATCCTTGTCGACGCTTTCAAGAACATTGCCGAAGCTTTCGTCAGGATCAAAGTCGGCACCTTTGAGGCGCTTGCATCTGCCCTTGCCAATATCGCCAGCGTAGTGGGCGCGCTTGCCCCGAGCCTTGCGACCGTATTCAACCTCTATGCGCGTTTCCTTAACACGCCCATCGTCCAGTATTTCTCCGAGGTCGCTGCTGTTCTTGGTCTCCTCAAGCGCGTAGGATTCGACGCGCTAACTCAGTTAGCACTATTCGGTAAGTTTATTTTAAGCAGTGTAATACCTGCTGTAGGTGGTTTAGGTACTACGCTAGGTGTACTTGTAGCCTCTATTGCGGCAGTAGTTGTAGCGTTAGGTAAACTAATACTTGTGCTTGCCGGACTGGCTACAGCACTTGTAGGCCCGGCTACTCTTATTCCAGCTGTGGCCGTTGCACTTAAGGCATTAAGCGTCGAACTAGTTACTGTTGGTAAACAAGCAGTAAGTTCAGGCACTAAATTAAACGTAACTGCTGCTAGCTTCCGTGGCCTTGGAGCCAGTGCTAAAGCCGCCGGTTTATCCATTCTTAAATCGCTGGGCTGGATAGCTGTCATTCAGGTGGGCCTATCCGTCCTTATAGACCTTTTTGGACGTTTTCGCCGCGTTCAAGAAAATCAAAGATCGAACGAGCGAGCAGCTGAAGCGTTACGTCGTTTGCAGACCACGTACAAAGACGTGGGGGATGAAGCTAGCAGTGCCACTAAAGCAGCTCGTGATTTTGAGCAAGCTATTGTTAATTCTAATTATAGTCGTAATATAAAGGAGTTAGATGAAGTAAGAGAGAAAATAAAAAAAGTAAAGGAAGAGCTCAAACCCGGTATTCAAAGTTTTGGTGAGTTCCTATCCGCCGTATCTGGCGCCGAAATAGGACGTTTTGAGGAACGCGCCCGGGAAAAACTGAAAAAGCTAGGAAAAGAAGAAGCCGCGATTACAGCGCAGCTCAGGGGTGTAGACGCTCTGCGTGATCGTGAACAAGCTGAAAAAGATGTCAGGCTCCAGGCCAACAAACGTAAAAATCTCGAAAAACAGATTTTTGAGCTCCGCCGCAAGTTCGACAACGACCTATTCGGACAGCGCCAGTCTCTAGCCCAAAAAGAAGTCCAAATTTTCCGCCTCGCCGGCGAGATGCGCATCAAGCAGATCGAAAAGGCCAACGCCAAGCTTCTCGAAGGAGAAGAAGGTGCTTCTCGTGCTGCTCTGGAAGCCCTCGACAACTACATCGCCACCCGAGAGCGTGGAGAGCTTCAGATCGAGGCGGCCAAGAAGACACTTGTCATTGAGCTTGCGAATTTAGAAAAAAACGTCAGCGACTATCGCTACGAGACTGAGAAGAAGATCGCAGACCTTCGCAAAAAGTCCGCGGATTATGAGAAGGACTCTGCCGATGCGCGGCAACGGGCTGCCGGCGGTACTACACCCGCTGCCTCTGGTGTATCTGCTGGTTTCTTGGTTGGAAGCACAGGGCGTAGCACCGGACCTCACCTTGACATACGAAGCCCCACCGGCAATAAGCAGGCTGTCGTTGATGAGGCAACCGCCATCATCAAGGCTTGGCAAGGTCAGGGACTCGAGTACATCCAGCTGAGCAATGCCAAGATCGATGTCAAGAATATGTTTGACGAAGCCGAGCTGCGTAAAGCACTGGCTCGAGAGCAGGAAGTGCACGGCAGGCGCTCTGGTGGTGGTGCTATTGACATTGCTGTACCTGCTGGCACGCTCGTCCCTACACCTGTAGGTACGCCTTCCTTAGGTGGTGCGGGCGGCGTCCAAGCCACTTCTCTTAAAACAGGCAATATTTTCCTTCACGGGAGCCGAGCGTCGACAGCGAGCCCAACTGGGCCACAAGCTGCTCGTGCTAGCGAAAACCAGGCAGCTTCCACTGCAAATACTGAGCTTCCTGACGCAGCTGCGACTACGCAACGCTACGCCGAAGCTGTGAGCAACGTGGCTAGCGCCATGGACCGCGTACGTTTGTTGCAGGTCGCAATCACCGAAGCACAGACTGTGGAAGCCTTTGAGCGCATCGCCAAAGCAGCGTTCCCAAAAGTCGCAGTTGAGCAGTACGAGGATCAGCTTGCAGAGCTCAAATTCACTTACGACGCAGTTTCAACCAACGCTGATGCTGCTTTCACTCCAGCGCGCACCGCTCTTGAAGCAGCGAACCTAGCTCAGATCGCAATTTCCGCCCGCGAGCTGGATGAGATCAAAGCAGGGATCAATAACCGCGAGCAGTTAAGTGAAAGCGAGCGCAAGCGTGCGATGGATGCCGTGCTGAAGCAGAGTGAGGTGTATATGACCAAGCTCGAGAGAATCAACGAGCTAAAGCGCGAGAGGCTTGGCGTGGAGGAAGCCACGCAGTTCATTCAGCAAAGCGCGCTTCAAGTAAGGGACATCGAGAGCGAAATTGAAAATCTTAAATTACGTAACAGGTTGCAAGCTGAAGGAGTCGCTCCCGAGCTGATTCAAGCCGAGCTTAAAAAGCTCGAAATTCTGCGGGAAAGGAACCGCTTGTTGAAGCAAGCGACTCCCGAACAGCAGGTAGCTATCAGCGCTGCTGCTGAGAGTCAAGCAACTGCTGTGGATGCTCGTGCTCAAGCAGCGCTCGAGCCTGGCGTCAAGATTGCCAATTTCATAGGGGACGCCAAACGGGAGCTTGAAGATCTTGAGGCGCTGTCAATTCGGGTCTCACAGAGTATTGGAAATGCTGTGGGTAGCGCTCTCACAGATGGCGTTGTGGGTCTGATTGAAGGCACAAAGACAGCTCAAGAAGTCTTTTCTGACTTTTTGAAAGACATAGGGCAGATCCTGCTTAGGGAAGCTGCGAAGATGATCGCAACGTACATAGCTATTGGTCTGGCCAAAGCTTTTGCAGGTTTAAGTGGCGGCGGCAGCCCCGGCAGCAGCCCCGGAATCCAGAGAGCATTGGACGTGACCCCAAAGACGGGAGCAGCGGCAACTTCGGCGCTGAACAACTTTTTATCACCTAGAGCCAACGGCGGCCCAGTTAGCGCAAATAAGCCGTATATCGT